GTCTCCTTTTGTGTCCGGTTTGGCCGGACACGAACCGGTTTGGTCGGGTTCGGGGGGGCTAGGTGAGTGATCGGGTCCGATACGACCGGAAGCGGGGCCGGGCCGAGGCCGCTTTGGACCATGAGCTGGTGGAGCGTAAAGACATCGGCCAGGCCGAGCGAGCCCATCTGCGGGTGCAGGCCCACGCCGTGGACATGGCCGAAGCGGCCCGAGACTCGGACGCGGTGACCCGTGCCTCCGACGGCTATCTCCGCCTCCGCATCGCGGCCGGGCTCACCCTCGGCGGCTCCAAGCCGGTCGACGCCTTCGACGCCCTCATCGCCGACCTGGCTGCAGCCGACTCCGACCCTAGCCACGCGCCGAACGCCTGAGCGGCGCAGCTTCGGGCGTGCGATAGCCAAACTGGCGGCGGCTTGCGGCAAGGCGCTGCTGCCGTGGCAGCGCTACGTGGCCGACGTGGCCCTTGAGGTCGACGAGGCGGGCCGGTTCTTCTACCAGCTGGTGATCGTGACCGTGCCCCGCCAGTCGGGCAAGACGACGCTGTTCGGGACCGTCGCCGACCATCGGGCTCTGATCGTCCCGGGGGCTCGCTGCTGGTTCACGCAGCAGTCGGGCAAGCACGCCGTGGACTGGCTCATCAATGAGCACTGGCCGCTGCTGGCCCCGTTCGTGCCTAAGGTGCATTTGCGGCGGGCGGCCGGCTCGGAGCACATCAAATGGCTTCCGTCGGGTGGTCTGATCCGGCCGTTCCCGCCGACGCCCGACGGCCTGCACGGCAAGGTGTCCGATCTGGTGGTGGTGGATGAGCCGTGGGCGTTCGACCAGGTGCGGGGCACCCAGCTGGATCAGGCCATCGTGCCGACTCAGGCGACGCGCCCGAACGCCCAGGTGTGGAAGGTGTCAACGGCCGGCGACGCCACCTCTACCTGGTGGCTGGGGACCGTCGAGGCCGGTAGGGCCGCGGCCAAAGCGGGCCGCACCGACGGAATTGCATTCTTTGAATGGTCGTGCCCGGACGGGCTCGACCCGACCGAGGCGGTCTCATGGCCCCTGTATCATCCCGCTTACGGGCGGACTGTCGGGCCTGACTCCATGAGCGCTGCTCTGGAGATCCTCGGAGCCGACGAGTTCGCCCGTGCTTATGGGAACCGCTGGGTCAGCACTACCGCGCGGGTGATCCCGCTGGCGGCGTGGCGTCAGGCGGCCGAGGAGCCGGCCGACCTGCCCGAACCGGGCGGGCTGGCTTTGGGTTTCGACGTGGCCGTGGACCGTTCCGACGCCGCCGTGCTGGCCGCCTGGCGCGACCCGGCCGGGATCGCCCATGTGGAGGTGGTCGACTACCGGCCCGGGGTCTCTTGGCTAGCCGAGCGGGTGCCGGAGCTGGTGGCGAAGTGGCGGCCCGGGGCGGTGGCTTATGACGCGGCGGGGCCGGCTCTGGACGTGGCCGACGTGCTCACCCGGGCCGGCGTCACCCTGGCCGGGCTGGCGGCGCGCGAGTACGCGGCCGCCTGTCTGAGCCTGCTGGACGGCCTGACGGCCGATCCTCCGGCGCTCAGGTACCGCCCCCACCCGGCCCTGGACGCGGCCGCCAACGACGCCACCCGGCGGGCGTTGGGTGACGCCTGGGCCTGGGGTCGGCGCGCCTCGGCCGGTTCGCTGGCGGCGTTGACGGCGGCGACGGTGGCCATCTGGGGGTTCGATCACGCCCCCGCCGATGTCGGCGACTTCAGGATCTACTAACCGGTAACCGGGGGTCGTATGCTTGGTGGGCGTGTCGATGGTGTGGTCGCGTAACCCCGGGCCGTGGCCGGTGGGGCGCACCTCGGGCGGGGCGCCGTCGTTGCGTTTCAACCCGCCGAACGGCACTAACGCCATGGTGGGGCCGTTCGTGTGGGACGCCACCTCGGCCCGTCAGATCCCGGCGGTGGCCCGCTGCCTGCAGGTCTATTCGGGCCTGGTCCGCCAGATGAAGATGGACGCCTACCGGGCCGACCTGAAGCTGCCCCGCCCCCGGATACTGGACCGGCCCGACCCGCTCAACGCCGGCTCCTGGTTCGTGGGCATCTCCATCGAGGACTACCTCCTGTCGGGTAACGCCGTGTCCATCGTCACGTCGCGCGGCGTGGACGGCTGGCCGCTCACGGTCCAGTACCTGCCCATCAACTACGTGTACATCGTGTGGGTGCCCGGCCAGCCGATACCCGATTACTACTTTTACGGGCAGCCGCTGGCGGCCGAGGACGTCATCCACGTGAAGCGGGGCGCGGATCGCTGGTTTGGGGCCGTGCGGGGTGTCGGGATCGTCGAAGAGGCGTTGGGCACCCTCGACCGGGTGGCCATGGAGGAGGTGTACGAGTCGGCCACCCTGGCCGGCTCGGCCGTCCCCAGCGTGGCCATCATCGCCCCCCAGGCCACTTTGACTCAGGACGTGGCCGACAACGCGGCCGACAACTGGGAGGTCAAGTACGGGGGACCGAACCGCCGTCCGGCGATACTCCCGTCGGGGACTCAGGTGATCCCGTTGGCGTGGTCGCCGACCGATACGCAGCTCGTCGAGGCCCGCCATCTGTCGCTGATCGACGTCGCCAACCTGTTTAACCTCGACTCTTACTGGCTCTCGGCACCAGTGGCGGGCATGACCTATCGCACGGCCACCCCCCAATACCAGCAGGTGCTCAGGACGTCGCTGGAGCCGGTGTTGGCCGACTTCGAGGACATCTGGTCGTACTCGTGGTTGCCGCGCGGCCAAAACATCCGCTTTGACCGTAACCAGCTGCTCTCCGATGACCTGACAGTCACCTCAACGGCCATGGCCCTGGGCTATAACTCCAGGATCTTGACGCTGGACGAGGCGAGGGCGGGGATGAATCTGCCGCCCACCGACGAGGACACCGGCCCGCCCACCCCGGCGCAGGCCCCGGCGGCGCCGTTGGGGGCGCAACCCGAGGAGCAAGCCACCCCTGAGGAGGTGCCGGCCGCATGATCGAACCCGAACTCCGCGACTTCACCGCCGTACTCAGCCTGCGCGACACGCAGGCCGTCGGCCGCCCCTACAAGTACCTGGAGGGGCGCGCCGTGCCCTACGACGAGTGGGCGGCGGTTAGGACCCAGTTCGGCGGGTTCCTCGAGCAGCACCGCCACGGTTCGTTCAAGCGGTCCACCAACACGACACGGCCGGCCGGAAAGAGCCTGCCGCTGCTCCTCTTCCACGACAACCGCTCCTTCCCGATCGGGCACGCCGAGAACTGGTCGCATCCCTCCGACGGCCTGCACGGCGTGTGGAAGCTGAACGACTCGCCCGAGGCCCAGAAAGCGGCGCGGATGGCCGAGGCCGGTGATCTGGTCGGCCTGTCCATCGGGTTCAATGACGCCACCGCCCCGGTCTGGGCTGACGGCGACCCGTTCTCCGATGACCCCGACGAGCTGCCCCGGGTGACCCGGGTGGAGTCGCGGCTGGTGGAGGTGTCGATGACGCCGACCCCGGCCTTCGAGGCGGCTCAGGTCACCATGGTCCGATCTGCATGGCGGCCCCCGGTGCCGCCCGAGCGCGACGTGGATCGCTGGCGGCGCATCGCCGACGAACTACGCTCACGGTAGCGACGCACGCGGCCGACCCCGCCGCTCCCCCGGCGCCCACCCGGGCCGTAGGCCCACTGGCCGCCACGGACGCAGGCACGTCGGGCAGCCCCGCCAGCTGACAGCCCACCAGTAGCGGAGGTTGAACCCGAATGAACCCTGTCCTTGATCGTTTGCGTACCCAGCGCGCCGAGCAGATGGCGGCCATGGACGCCGTCCTGTCCCAGGTGACCGATGACCGTGACCTTGTGGACGCCGAGAAAAGCCTGTTGACGGCCACCCAGCAGCGCCTGGGCGAGATCGACGCCCAGATCAAGCCGTTGGCCGACTATGAGGAGATGCGCGCCGCTCACGAGGCGGCCGTGGTGGCGTTGCCCCAGCCGCGCCCCGACCGGCTCCCGGCCGTGCCGCGCCGCGTCGACGGCGACAGCCGCCTGCCGGAGTACCGCTCGGTCGGCGAGTACATGGTCGATTTGTGCCGGGGCCGGGCGTTGATGGGCGGCGAGCCCGACCAGGCCGCAGCCCGGCGGATCGCGCTCATAAACGAGCGGGTGGTAGCCAACCAGACGACGACGAACACGCCCGGCATCCTGCCGACGCCGATAGTCGGCCAGGTGGTCGACATGATCGACGACCGCCGGCCACTTATAACGTCGCTGGGCGGCGCCCGCGGCCTGGGTGGGATCCCCGGCTCGACGTTCACCCGCCCGAAGATCACCCAGCATGTGACGGTGGGGCTGCAGGCGGGCGAGAAGACGCAGCTGTCGTCGCAGAACATGGTGATCGGGAACATTTCGTTCACGAAGAACACCTACGGCGGCACCGTCGACATCTCCCGGCAGGACATCGACTGGACGAGCCCGTCGGCCTGGGACATTCTTGTCCGGGACCTGGCCCAGGTGTACTCGGTGCAGACCGAGCAGGCCGTGGCCACCGATTTCGCCACCACTGCCACCGGGACCAAGCCGCCGGCCCTGCCCGCCGTCCCGGTCCTGGCCGACTGGTCGAAGGCTTTGTATACGGCCGGGATGCACTCCTACCAGTTCGGGCAGCGGATGCCGACCCGGATCTGGTGCGGCCTGGACGTGTGGGCCGCGCTCGGCTCGCTCGTCGATACCACCCGGGTGGTGCTCCCGGTGGACACGACCAGGGAGATGGGGGCGCCGGGCACGTCGGAGCTGGCCACCTTCTCCGGTGACCTGTTCGGCCTGCCGCGCGTGGTGGTCCCCCTGTTCCCGGCCAAGACGATCATCGTCGGGCCTGACGACCTGTACGAGGTGTACGAGGAGGTTGTCGGTTTGCTCTCGGTGATCGAGCCATCGATCCTGGGCGTGCAGGTGGCCTACGGCGGCTACCTGGCGAACAAGATGCTGGCCGGCGGGGCTTATGTGCCGTTGGATCTGTCCGCGGTGACCAGCCTGCCGACCGCCGAAGAGTTCGACATTTCCGCCCCCGACCCCGACGCCGCCAAGGCCGAGACGGCCCCGGCGAACAAGGCGTCGAAGGCGTAAGGGACGAGAGCCGTAGCCGATGGCGGTCTGGCCGACCCTCAAGGAGGTGCGGACGCTGCTGCGCCTGCAGCCCAACCCCGACGAGGACGGGGTCATCCAGACCGCCCTGGCCGCGGCGGTCGACTACGGCATCCGTCGCATGGGCTCCCAGCTGGTCGACAACGGCGACGGCACCTTCGGGCCGGCGACCGAGCCGATCTACCCGGGCGACACCACCACCCTGCCCGACGCCGCCCACGAGGCGTGCCTGTTCCACGCG